CGCTTAGCAACAGCAGAGTCAAAGGCTACGCGTTCCCATTTACCCTTTTGATTGCCGACCAGCCAGCCACTAGGGATCTCGCTATTAGAAGGTATGAACCCGCGAGCGTTCTTTACTACTGGCTTTAAGAAGCTAGCAATTTCTTTTTGAGTTTCTTTCGCTAGATCAGGAGTAAATTTACGAAGTGCTTTGCGAAGGTTAATTGCGCCTTTGATTTCTGTAGGCATCGCTCTGCTCCTTCGCTCTGTCCTTCAGGGCTTGGATTAAAGTCCTGAACATTGTGTGATCTAGTTCGATTAAAGTTTGGGGCGAGAGTCCTGTCTCAAGCGATAATCTCGCTACGAGATAGGTGAAGGACTCCCGCGTTACTCCAAAGGGTCATCGTCTAGAACCTCGACTCGCGTCAATGTATCTAGAAAAGACTCTCCGAAGGGTTTAACGGTTTCACCCGACCGACGAATAGACTCCCAGCAAAGCCAATAAACATCGCTTTGCTTTTCATCATCTCTAAAGGCTTTGTGGAAACCCTTCTTTGCATACTGCTCAAAGGCGTACTCGATCGCCGGAGTGATCTGGTACTCGTTAACGCTTCCATCTGCCCTTGTTACCTTTAGTTTTGCCATGCTTTGCCCCTTAGTTAGTTATTAGGAAGTTGCTATTGCTACTGTACCGTTGACTGTCCAAGTTACTGACTGTGTGCCAAGATCTGCTACAGAACCGTTAATGTCGGTTGTATTGTTTACAAGACAGGTCATAGTATAACTTGGATTTGTCGCTGAGACAGCGGCAGAAGTTTGCTTGAGAACTACTGAAACTGATGTACCCCAAGCAGCCTGGAGTGTTGCTAGAGTTTCTGATGCTGCTGTATCGTTTAGGAAGTCAATAGTTACAGATGATGCTTCTAAGCCTTTGACGAACTTGTGGCCGTTATCGCCCATTGCTGTAACTTCGAGTTCATCGAAAGTTCTGTTAAGCGTAACTGATGTTACATGGTCTGAGAGGTCGACCGCATTAACAGTAACCACTACTCCATTATTTAGAAATACTGCCATTTTGGTTATTCCTCATCTTTCTTAGTTGCTGGTTTAGGTGCTGGTGTTGCAGGAGTCTGACCGATCTTGATCAGGAACTCTGCTTGTTCTTTTTCCCATTCAGTCATGGTTAACTCCAACTCGTTAGAACTGATACTTGCAGGGAGCAAGTCAGTAAATCGCCTGATACAGCAGAAAGAACGCTAGGTGCGCTCACATCCCCTACATTATAGACGATCGAGGATGCTGCCAGTTTATTAAACACAGCTACTAGCATGTCCTCAATTCCATTTAGGTTGCCCTGGTTATCTAGCAAAGGCACAAATATATTTATATTAAAATTAGCCAGAGGTGCAACGGTATTGCGACCGTTATTACTTGGAGTCAAATAAGGGTCTGCTGGCGAAATAATTACGCTGTCGGCAATAGGCGTAGCTGGTGGAAAACTAAATACTGTGTAAAGTGTGTTATCAACTATAGCTGCCGCTATGGTTGCGCGAAGTGTAGAGATCGCTGCTGTCATTGTTAGCCAACCATTGAGCGTGGATCAAGATAGGGCGCAAGCAAGCCACGAACGCGAGCAAGCAAAGTGTTACCCATTCGATATGGAGAAGGCGCATAGCCATCGATAGTAACACCGCCGCTAGATGGAGCTTGTCTGCTTTGAAATATGTCAACGGCTATCATCAGGCTTGCTTCTCTGACGGCTGGAATAGTTGCATAAGTATTCTGTGTTACGCCTGAGACAATGCCGTAAGGAATAGTCGGATGATACTCAGAGGCTGTAGGGCTACCAGTTACAGCAAAGGTTATAGATTGATTGCCAATGCCCGTAATTGTCTTTGTGCCATTGAAAGGTGCTGAGTTTTTAGTAATTGTTACTGACTGACCAATGTAGAAAATATCTTCTACAGGTATGTCAAAGAAAAGTGTGCCCTCTGTAGTCGTGTTGCTATGAGCTATGTTGTAATTCTCGTTCATCCATAGAAAAGGCAATAAAGCATTATCAGCAGCGTCGCAGACTTCTTGAAGCATTAAAGGTTGTGAGGTGTCGTAAAGTGCGCCGACACCAAGTACAGCTTTAAGTTCTGCAACTGTGGTAGTGCTCATTATTATCCTTTCTAAAGACTGGCTGGGTAGAAGGGCACTACCCAGCCAGCGACTTAAATAGGCTTACGCCTTGTTGTTCTTAAATGCGCCTGCTCCGACCTTAGTCGCGATTGCGCCGTAGCCGTAGTAGCCGATTGTTACCTGTCCTGTTGCAGTTGTTTCTGCGCGTAGGCGGTAAGTTGGTGACTCGTACCATGTGTAAGCATCTGGGTTAACGATGAGGATTGATCCATCTGTGTCAGTACCTGAAGCTGTGTTAGGTGTGACATAGAGGTTAAGACCTGCGACATTACCCTGAAGGGCTGTAGGTGTAACTGCTCCGCCTGCGTTCTGTGGCTGTGAAGCTGTGTAGATAGGACGTCCACTATCGTTAAGTGTCATGATGTTAGACCATTGTGAAGTGTTTACAATCATGTTGCGAGCAAATGGATTTGATAGGCCAAGTGTCGCGTTATAGACAGAAGCTGCACCGCGAGCAACTACACCGAGAAGTTCGGCTGCTGTTGGAAAGGTTACTGTTGTGGTTGCATCAAGTGATGCACCTGTAATGATTGCTGCGTTAACTGCTGCATCTGTAGCCTTTGCATAAGCTGCGCCCATGTTGCGAACAAGTTCATCAAAGAATGCTGGAGATGTACGATCTAGCAATTCAACAGAGAATGTCTGTTGTCCGGCGTACTTCTTAACAGTTACTGACAAGAAATCTGATGTCATATCTGTGTCTTGGAACGCATTACCTTGTGCAATTTCAGCAACTGCTGGCATTGCTGTAATCTTTGGAATTTCAAATGTCATACCTGCATCTGGCAATACTCCACGAGTGATTGCTTCGATTGATGGTCGGATTGTAGTTCCAAGTGGGTTAATGATTTCTGACAACTGGCGTGTTGGCACTAAACCAGGGTTGTTTACTGTGCTATCTGCTGCAACTAGGTACTGACGAGCATCTTCATCTCCTAGTGCTGCGCGGATTGATTGCTCTGCATACTTAGCAGCTGTTAGTTCAATGCGAGGCTTAGAATAAGCCATCGCTGTTACAGCAGGGCGAGCAGCTTCAACTGCGGCAGCCTCAACTGTAGGTGTTGCTTCGACTGCTGTGGTTTCTTCCACGACTGTCTCGCTTTCTGTTGGTTGGGTAGGTTCAGCGACTTCATCTTCTGATGCCGCTATATCGGTTACTGCCGCAGACTTGAATGCCGCTGCTTGTACCAAACTGACTTCGAGGAGTTCTGCACTCGATACATACAACACGCCATTCTTAGGCTTTGCTGCGTTGACCATAACTCCAACTGAAAGACCAGTACGGAGTTCTTCTGCGGCTTCAATGAGAGCATCTGTGCCGCGTGATGATTTAGAAATCTTGAAAGAGGCATAGATGCCATCTTCTGTCTCATTAAAAAATTGAGCGCGGCCAATCGGCTGCTTAGGATCATGCTCTAGTAAGAGCTTGACATTGCTTGATTCAGCGATATTTATTGCGCCACGCTCAAAGACTACGGCTCCGGCAGATGTCATTCCTACTTCGCCGTCGTAAGGCACTATCTTTCCAGAGATTGTACGCGCTGCTGCATCTGCTTTAAGTTCTGCTGAGAATGTAATCATCTCATTCATATATCATCCCATGGCTTCCGTTAGGTGTTAGGTCTGTCATTCCCATTGCCTGTTCGACAGTTATGAGCTGTAGATCAAGCATTTCGCGAATGACGGCTAGTTCTACTAGCGGATCAACGCGCAGGTAATTCTTATCAATGTCAAACAGGACATAATTACCACGAGCTGTAATGTCATCCATTGACAGACGATCTTCAATAGCTGAGATAAATGGCTGCAATGATAGAGTTAAAAATTGCTTGCGCTCATCCTGGACATTAGCGTAAGTCATTGTCGTGTTTTGATCGGCTGACACATAATAAGGCGGTATATTGCAAAGCCGAGCGATTTCTGTTGCTAGGTTTTGGATAGCCTCGTTGTACATCATGTCCTTCGGGCTAAATCCGACGGTTTCATAATTGAGAGTCGATGTTAGGTAAGCGGTTGAACGATTTTGACGGGCAGACTTCCACGCTGAAAGTAATCCTTGAACTTCTAAAGGTGGTAAATCAGCACCTGTATTTTTTAGATAGCCAGTAGCCATGGGAGTTGCAGCGGCTACAACAGAGGCTTTTTGGATGTCAATAGCAGCGCGAATTGTAGATGCGCCAGTATTAAGAATGCCGTCGTTAAGCGATTGAAAGGTAATAAGTGAGCCAAGGCCATCCATGGGTACAGTAGTTCCATCTATTGCGTAAGATTTTACGAC